CGGTTGGCTTCCTTTAGTGAAGAACACATTGAGGGAGACTACTCGAACTATGATCAGACGATGCCCATTGAGGTGTCTCTGGCCGTTGGTCAAATCCAGCTGAACATTTTGAAGCACTTTGGTTACAATGATGCTGCTTTGAAGATGGTTCGAGCGTTGCTTTGCGATGCTACTTACCCTCTCATAAGCGTCTACAAGGATCTGTTCTTTTGTCCGGGATATCAAACCTCTGGAAAGTACGGAACTGCCGAAGAGAACTCTGAGAAAAATGCGTGGATGTTGATCTACTGTTGGGTTTATCACTTCATTGTCGAGAAGGGACTTCCTTTGGGAGAGCTTCCTGACTTCTTTGAGTTTGTGGATATTAGCACTTTCGGAGACGACGTGCTTGGAGCTGTGAAATCTGTAATGGTGAGGGAGTTCAATAATGTCTCATTGCAAAGGCTGATGAAGGAAGCCTTAGGCATGGACTTTACGAATTCTGAGAAGACGACTGAAATGAAAGAGACTCTTTCTCGTGATGAGGTCAGCTTTCTAAAACGGAAGCCTAGACGAGATCACCCAATTGGTTTCACTGTTGCTCCGCTTCACCTTGACTCAATGTACAAGATGGTTGAATGGCGGATGCCCTCAAAGGCAGTTAATATTGAAACTCAACTTGAGAGTACCTTGATTTCGTTTTTGTGGGAAGCTTTTTTCCACATGAGTGGAGAGAGAGAGTTTCAGAGGATGAGATCCGATTTGATTGCCTTCACAAAGGAGACGCACGGAGATCTTATTGATTTCGCCCGATTGCCGACTTGGAGTGACCTCTTCTCGAGGTTCTCTGCTTAGGCAGTCATTTGTTTGATGTAATCCTCAGAAGGTTATTTAATTAACGGCAGGGAATCCGGTTGACATAATTATATGGTAAAAAAAAAAAAAAAAAAAAAAAAAAAAAAAAAAAAAAGGTTGCTTTTCAGCTTGTTTTAATAGATTTTTCCCTTGATTAAAAATCTTTGTCCCAAACCCCGTCAGTTTCGTGTCGGTCTGACAGGGGTCACCTAGACATGCTTCATTATTTGAACTGAAACTCCAGACAGCGGAGCGTTTGTTTGCTGTCAAAAAGGAAATCGAGAATATTCTGCTTGATGAAAAGGTAGATTTGGATATGTATCCTACTCGAAATCCAACTGGCTCTCAACGCCAGACTCCTTTGGCGTATTTGCTGAGGGAAAAACGAAGGCTCGAAGTCACTTTGGACTCTATCCGATATAAGGAAGTGAGGTCCAATTTGCGACGAGCTACGACGGAGGCGGAAGAAGTGTCCAATACGGACGTCTCTCCGGCTGCCGTTGTGCAGACTGAGAACTTTTTTGATGTTTCAGGCGTTTCTCCGCATGAAGAAAAAGTGGGGGTTACGTTTTCGGACTCAGATGGTTTGATGTCGGAGTTTAAGCTTGAAAATTTCACTGATCGATGGATGGAAGTTTCTTCTGGCACTCTTACGTTAGGATCTAA